ACTCCAGAAGCTGCCTAATAAGTACAACAATGGAAAGCTTCGTTGGCTCATGTCCCCTAAGAGAGCACAGGAGTGGGAACTTTATCTGATGAATCAGGTAATCGGCAAAGGCGGAGCTGTTCCGGAGAATGTTTACACTCAGCCGGTACACATTCCTACTGTTTCCTGTCCGTCTATCAGTGACGATAAGATTATCCTTACGGATCCGAAGAACCTCGTTGTTGTAAACACCTACGGTATGAAGATCAGAAAGACCACTGAGGGCAAAGAGGCAATCATGCAGGATAAGAGATTCTATGTATGCCACCTTGATTATGATCCGATCATCGAGGAGCTTGACGCTACTGCGATTATTACTGGCTTGCCTTCTCTTGATTAAGGAGGTGCCTTATGAAACGATTATCACTTAATACCGGGCTTTCTTACTCTATCAGAGGCTTCTCCTGTGTAAAGGGGGAGCCTTTTGAAGTTGAGGACGGACTGGCAGAACAGCTTCTTGCTACCGGCAGATTTGATGAACAGCCAGTGATTGCTAATCCTGCGGAGGAATTGGATACCGATAACACGGGAACTGGCGCAGAAGCAGGAGTTGAGGACGGTCTGACAGCAAGCAAAGTATCCCATATGCGTAATGCCGACCTTTTAGCTCTGGCCGAAGAGAAGAATATCAGCCTTGGAGGATGCAGCAAGCATGACGAGTATGTTGAACGTATCAATGGTGCTCTCGGACTTGTAGATTTTTCTAAGCTTGGATTAGAGTAGGAGGAACACATGCAGAGACCTTGGGTACAGCCTGCGGAGGTAAAAGAGTATTCTGAATCTGCCAAGGTGGCGGCAAGGTCTGATGTTCGACTTGCCTATGATATAGCCAGAGCAGAAAGATATGTTATTTACCATACGCATAACAGATTTGATACAGAAGAGTACGAAAAAGAGCTGCCACAGGATGTCCGGATGGCAGTTATTTTATTGGCTGAAGCTTATGCCAAGCAGGCAATTACACAGAAGGAGGGAGCGAAAAGCTCAGAGACCTTTGATGATTACTCCTACACCATGGACAATGATTCAGACATTGCCGAAAATCTGGGGCTGGCTCTGATGTTAGATGATTACATCATCCAGCCTGATAACGGCAAGGTGACAATGAAACTTAGGAAGTTATAGGAGGCGCTTATGGCATTTGAGGATTTACTGGACCATAGGTGTGATATTTATCACATGGTAAAAGGGGAAAAGGATATGGGGTTTGCAATCAAGCAGACAGGTTTCTCATATCCGAAGGTTCCGGACGTTGAAGATGTAGCGTGTCATTTCAATGTGAATGCTAATGCAGAACTTACTCAGACGGAATCAGCGAACGAATTCATATACTCTGGGAAATTACAGCTTCCGGCAGGTACGGACGTTCGTGTCAATGACAAGGTTGTTGATAAGAATACCGGACTGGCATATACAGCGGAAATGCCTCACAACATTAGAGACCATCACATTATGGTAAATATTCAGCGGAAAGGAACTGTGAAAGGGGCATTATAGTGGCTACAACTTATGTAAAGATTGACACTTCAGATCTGAAAGGATTTGTTGGAAAACTGGATAAAGCAGCTCAGGGAGAATTCAAGAAGGAATTGGTCAACTTCATGGAAGGCTTAGGGTATGAATTCCTCAGAATTGTGCAGGACGAGATCATCCGGAAACAGACAGTTGACACCAGACTACTTCTGAATAGCTTCTCAAAAGGGGAGCAGGATAACATTTTTGTGCTGAATGAGGGAAGCATGACTATAGAAGTCGGCACCAATGTGAAATACGCAGAGTATGCGGATAAAGGTCACTGGCTGAACCCCAAAGGGGTAAATACCAGGTTTGTTCCGGGATACTGGCAGGGAGAGCATTTCATCTATGAGCCGGGAGCTAAGACAGGAATGCTTTTGAAGCAGAAATGGATTGAAGGCTCACATTACTGGGGAGACGCAGTCCGCTGTATTGAGGATATGCTTCCTGGGCTCATGGAACAGAAGATGGAACAATGGTTACAACAATTTTTTATGTAGGAAGGTGAGGAAATGCTGGAATTTGAGATTGCGGCTCTTTACTACTTTGTTGCCGGCATTCTGAACCTGCCGGCATATTTTGATGAAGTGCCAGAGGATATGGAAATCCCTTGTGTATTTTATCCTTCTCCGCACCAGAAAAGCGGGGATTTCTCAACAAACACATACGCTACGACATTTACCTTATATGCGAAGGTGATGGACATTGACAATGTTTCCGCAGGAGGAAAGTGCTCGCAGATAGTACATGCAATAAGCGGGAATCGCTATAAAGTGCCGCTGGTAGATGAAAAAGGAAAACGGACAGGAAATAACTTCCGAATAGACAGCATGGAAGCGACCAAGGCGGACGAGGGTGTGTGGCAGATTGAGATTTCATGGAAGCGATACACGAGATTTAACGAGAAAGCAGCAACACTGGCAAGGGAGTTCTATTTCAATGGCACTCCTATTGCTGAGCAAATAGAAGGAGGTCAAAATGCCGAGTAGAAGACAGTCAGATGCAGATAAAAAGATTATGGAACAGCCGACTGCAGAGAAAGTTATGGAAGAAAAGAAGTTCTCCTTAGATGAGATCAGAAAGAGTTGCATGAAGCTGTTTCATGTGACATCAAGCACTTTTGCAGGAGCAACTGCAGATCTTCCGGATGGTGAGTATTCCATCCAGGAAGTACATGAACACATTAAAGCATGGTTAGAAAAGGAGGTATAGTAAATCATGGCTGGTGGAACTTTTGAAGTAAATGTTTCAAAGAAAAGACCTGGAGATTATATTAACTTCAAGTCAAAACGTCAGCAGAGCCCTAACGGATCCACAAGAGGTACCGCACTCATTCCATTGATCGGGCTTGGATGGGGACCTGACAAGGGGATTCTGAAATTGACCTCTGCGTCTCCGGATGCGGAGGTGGCAAAGCTTGGACACAGTATCTATGACACAAACGACTTTATGCTGCTAATCAGAGAGGCATTCAAGAATGCTGTTACCGTTATTGTTTACATTATCAACAATGGAGACAAGGCAACGAAGACAGCAGGAGGAATGACCATTACGGCCGCATATGGCGGTACCAGAGGAAATGATATTGCTGTTGCATGCGTGGCAGAGGCAGGAGCTTCTACTTTCGCAGTGAGGGTATATCTTGGTGCAGACAAGGTGGAGGAGTACACAGGGCTTACCACAATCGCTGATCTGATTGCGGTAAACTCTGGTAAGTATGTTGTGTTTTCAGCAACATCCACATCCGCAAACCTTACTGCATTTGCATCCACAAATCTTGAAAGCGGAACGGACGGAGCTGTGCAGAACACCGATATCACAGCATTTTTGGATGCTTCCGAGAAGATCAAGTGGAATACAATGGCATTCCCTAAAGACGAGTCCTCACAGAAGACTGCGGTAATCACAAAGATTAAATATCTTCGTGAACAGTGTGGAAAGACTGTGCAGGCAGTACTTCCAGATGCCGAATCTGACTACGAAGGAATTATCAATGTGACAAACTCCTATGCAGTAGACGGTCAGGAGCTTACCAATGCACAGGCTTGTGCGTGGGTGGCAGGTGCGACAGCAGGAGCAGACAAGACCACATCCAATACCTATGTTGCGGTTGAGGGTGCTACGGATGTTGTCGGCTTAAAGACCAACGAGGAAGCAATCGAAGCTATCTCCAACGGAGAGTTTTTCTTCTCTATGTCCGAGGAGGATGAAGTAATCGTAGAGTATGATATCAACAGCCTCCATAAGTTCACAACGGAGAGAACATCAGATTATTCCAAGAACAGAGTAATCCGCGTGTATGACAGCTTTGCAGATGATCTGAAGCTGACATTCCCTCCGAATAAGTTTGACAATGACCCGGATGGATGGCTTGTCATGGAAGGCCTTGGAAGAGCACTTCTCCAGAGTTATGCGAAGCAGGGAGCAATCACGAACGTGGATGCAGAAAACGACTTCTACGTTGATCAGAGCAAGAGTATCGGAGACGAGACGTTCTTCAATGTCGGACTGCAGGCAGTAGATTCAGCAGAGAAACTGTACTTCTCTGTATCAACAAGATAAGGAGGATGAAAGAATATGGGCGAGAACAGAAAACCCCTCAGCCTTAAAGAAGGTCACATCTACATTGATGGAGTAGAGGTAATGGACGCAGTAAAGCTTACGATTGTTTACACTCCTAATGTATGGTCCGGCAAGATGCTGGGCGATAAGGGAACAAACAGACGCTGGCTTGGCAGAGATATTACCGGAAGCATTGACGAGTACCGCACTACTGCAAGATGGAACAATATCGTTAAACAGTATGAGAACTCTGGAATCACTCCGGAACTTACAATTCAGGGCATCAGAACCGATAAGGATTCTGATTTCTACGAGGTAAGCGGAAGCGAGTCCGTAACAGTGACTGGAGCTGTGCTGACAGGAGATATCAATCTCATTTCGCTTGACACAGATGGAGATGTAGTAAAGGACAGCATCAGCTTTGGTGCCAAGAATATGTCCTAAGCAGGACAGTCATGAACAGCAGAGGCATACGCAGAACTTAGGTTTTGTGTGTGCCTTTTTTATGTTCAAAATCATGCAGACAGGTTAACTACTGTCTATGGAACTTAAAGTGTGCTACAGGTCAAAATAGAGACCTGAGAATAGAAAATAGGAGGTCATTATGGCTAATAAAGATTTGAGATACTTCATGCGTGAGGAAGCTAAGGTGGAGCAGATTGTTACGGTTCCGGGTCCTGAGTCCATCAAGGACGAGAATGGCAAAGTGATTCAGCTGGAAATTAAGCAGCTGCACAACGACACTATTGCAAAAATCAATGAGATGTATGAATCCAAGACACCTCTCAAGGATAAGAAGGGCAATTTCATTGTTCAGAATGGCAATGTTGTATATAAGGTCGAGAGAGACAGAAGCAAGGCAGCCCGCCACCTCATGGTAGAGGCTCTTGTTTATCCTGATCTGAAGGATAAGAAGCTTATGGAATACTTCGGATGTGTAGACATTACCGACATGCCGCTTAAAGTTTTTCCGACGAACAAGGAATACGGGCATGTAAGCAAGCAGGTGTTAAAAGTCCTTGGTCTGACGGATGAGGACGATGAGGCT